AATACATGTGTATTACGGAAATCTTTAGGAATCTCTGTATTTTGTAAACCATCATACACATTACCAAGCACGTATCCATCTTTGCCTACAAATTGATGGCATGGATAAATATCACCATTTGGTACAATCGCCATATATTCATGACCTGCCCCACAACCTCGAAGGCGTTTCGCCATACATGGCCCACGATATAAATCCATGCGGAAGTGGAAGAAGTTAAACTTCTCACCCCAGCCTTCTAACTGGCGTTGTAAATAAATATCTGCTAGTTTTTCATATTCTTTCTCTAAAGCTGGCCAATCTTCTTCACGAAGTACATAGTCCCCTTCTTCACCGACAACAGGCTCCATGGACAAATGCTCAAAGCCAAGATCAGACATTGCCATAACGTCTTTAGTAAAGTCTAAGTTTTTATGAGTATATGTACCACGTACATAATATTCAAGACCGTGACGTTGTTTTACTGCATTGATAAGATTTTTAGCAATATATTTATCTCTAAATTTTCTAATATTTCGGTATTAGTAAGTTTTCCATTGGTCTTTGGAAAATAGATAATATCAATATCTATTGTTTTTAGCTCTCTATATTCGGAATTAAATTCTTTTTTATAACTAACTAAATCTATGAAAAAGCAAGGCTTTCTGACATTATCTATATCCTCACTATATGGGTTTACTTTTAACTTTTCAGAAATAATCTTATTTAATGCATTCCTTATATCTACCCATTTCATTTCTTTATCAATCCTCCATAAAAATTTTTTAAATCTTTATAGAATTTAATTTGTCTCATAACCACTGCTGTTCTTAGCATAAATCTACCTCTGACAAATTTAGTTTTACTTCTTCCAATTCTATGACCATACTCAACATGTGCTGCATAGTCAGTCATATTAAACACAATCTGAGTAAACTTTTTTCCAGTTAATCTTCTTCCATTTTCTCTTTGCCAAGAGTTCTTTAATGTTCCCGTATCAACTGGTGTTAAATCTTTAACATCTTTCTTTAATTCTTCTGCTTGTAGCATTAAAAATCTTTCAGTAGATTTTGGAGCTTGAGTTTTTATTTCGTCAAGAATTTTGTCAAGCTCTTTAAACCCTTTAAGCTCCATAATCCACCTCATTTTCAGATACTTCAGTTAAAACTATCTCCTTGTGTTTTATTATGTTGTATGCCAAAGGTTTTGATGCTTTGAACATATAAATAGCTCTATCTGCTTTTCTAGTAACTTTTAATAAATCATTTTGCTTTATATCTACATCCAAACCCACAAACAACTTATATTCTTGTAAACTGTTATTGACTGGTCCGGGTATAACACTTCTCAACCATTTTTGTGAAAGTCTGCAAGGGATATCTTTTAATATTTCTCTTTGCTCTTCAAATGCTCCACCATATTCATCTGTAATAGTAACAGTTCTAATAACTGTAACTCTATCATTATGTAATTTATCTAAAATATTCATACAGTACCAACCTTTCTAAACCTAAATAATTGGCTTTTTAAAGATAAAAACATTTCATCAGTTGTGTTATTAGATGTGTTGTATTCTATAGTTGTGTCTCCTTCTGTTACCTTAGAAATATTGCCTTTTATTTCAGTTTCTTCAATAGTTTTTAATGCCAAATGCTCTGCAAATGGCTCTATAAGTTCAATTGGAAAATCATCTCTGTTCATAAAATTTAAAGATTTTCTAACTAAGATAGTTACTTGGATTTTCAACCTAGCTTCATTGCTAATAGTTGTTAATTTTTTCACTTTTTCAATTATCTTATTGTAAAGTTCTTCCATCTCTAACCTCCAAATATGAAAAAAGCAGGAGTTTTTTATTCTCCTACCTCTGTCACTAGGTTATTATTTTTTAAAATTTCTATCTCATTTTCATCAGATGTTGAGTAAACTCCATCTTTAAATTGAATAGAAGTTCCAGCTATAATTAAATTTTTATAACTAGAATGAAAAGTTGTTTCTCTTATTTCTTCAATTATTTCATCTTCTTTTTTATTTTCTTTCGCCATTACTACCTCCTATGATATTTTTACATTTTTAACATGCACTTGGAAAGGTAACTTAGTTATTTGATGTGCATACTCTCCATGTAAGAAATAATTATCAGCTAATTCTGTCTTAGCTCCAATTTCTTCTTTAATTGGGTATAATTGTTTTATTCTAGCTTCACTTAAGTTCATTAATATAAACTCATTTTCTGCTAATGAAGTTGCTGGAAATACAGATACAGTACCAGATGTAGTGACTATTTCTTCAATTTTAGTTCCTGTTATTTTTTCAGTTATATCTGTTCTAACAGTATCCTTATTCAATTTATTAATACTTCTTAAAATTGTATAAGGAACACATAGAGAATAGAAACCAGCTTTTAAATCTGCTGCTCCTGGGTTTCCTTTATCAACTATTGCCTTTACAACATTATCTAATAAATCTAATGAAAAAGGTTGATTATTAGCATCTATGACTATTCCATGTTCTTTAATTAATGCTTTTACTCCACCTGACATTCTTAAATTTCCACTTGTAAATTTAACTCCATTTAAGAATTTATTTTCCATAATTCCTAACAATTCATCTTTTTTCTTTTGAGATTCTAATTCTCTTACAGATAAGCCACCTTGTCCATGTGGATTTAAGTGTTTTGCTGTTTCTGTAACTTTATATTGTTCATAGATAATTCCAGTATTATTTGTAATATGAACTGGTAATCTAACAGTTGAAGCCTTTAATTCTCCTCCTTCTTCCATTTCTATACCTAAACTTTGCACCAAAGTCCCTATTGCTATATTTCCTGTTGTTGCAGTAGTTCCAGCATAACCTCTTGTAATATCTGCCTTATTATCAGTTTTAACATTAGTAATTTTTACTATTTCATCTCCAATAGATAGCAAAGCATCTTTTACTAATATGTCAGCATCTACTACTTGAATTTCAGTATCTGCTGTTGCCAAGGCCTTTTTTAAAGTTGATGATACTTTTCTTTCATAATGGTCCACCCATTCAATAGTAGTAGAGTCAGTTTTGTCTACTCTCCCACCTCTTAAAATATGAGATATGATAGGAGAAACATTAGGATTTACTAATTGTAATTCTTCTAAAATATCATTTGAAATAAATTGATTTCCTGAATGTAATTTATTGTCTATATTTGCCATTATTCATTACCTCCTGCATTTTCTGCTTCAAATTCTTGTTTGGCTCTTGTATACTTAGCTCTATCTTCAATAGAACCAGTTTCAAAAGCCTTTTTCTTTAATTCTTCTAATTGAGCCTTTTTATCAGCTCCACCATTACTTCCACCATTCATTGCACCTGGTACTCCACTAGCACCAAGTCCTTTTACATATTCACCCATAACCTCAGAGAAACCTTTTACAGATGCTTCTATTTCTTCTTCTGTAACTCCACTGATTCTATCTAAAAACTTATCTGGCATTTTATATTCTGCTAATATAGTTCTTTTAATTTCATCTGTCTTAATCTTTGTAAGCTCAGCATTCTTTGCATCTAAATCTTTTTGAATTTTATCAAGTTCTTTTTTGTGCTTTTCTTCTGCAGTAAGATTAGCATTTTTAATTCTTTCTTCATAATCTTCAATAGTTTCATCATGCTTTCTTTCAAGTTCTTTTTTAGCTTTTTCAAACTTTTCATTTTCTCTTTTAAGTCTAGTTTCTATCATTTTGTCTACTTCTTCTTGAGTAAATGTTTTTGGTTCTCCTGGTTCTGCAAATTGTTGAATATTAAGTTTAAATCTTTTCATTTTATCCTCCTGTTTAAAGTCCTGTTTGACTATATTTTATCCAGGTGTTTTATGTCCTCCAGTACGACATTTTTTTATTTTTGTACCTCCTTTCTTTACAATAAAAAAGCACCTAGTTTTTAGCTAAGTGCTCTTGGTTTTTATTCTAATTATTAAAATAACCTTCACTTTCCATAGTTTCTTTAAAACCTTTAAAAAATTTATCTAATTCATCCAAAACCCATTGAGGTGGAGTATCTACTATTATTTCAAGTCTGCTGTTAATATAACCTTTCTCTTTTGCTTCAATTATTTTTTTAGGTAAATCTACAAACATATCTACTCACTTCCCTTTTTATAAATATTATATTCTCTTTCTATTAGTTTACCCACTCTTTGAGATAATTCTCTTGGGTTAGAATTATTACAGTATTCGCTCCATCCTTCAGCTATAGTTTCTTTTATATTAATTTCATCTAATTTATTAAAAATAGAATATTCTGATAAAAATTTTCCTTTTTCTTTTTTATTTTCCTCTAATATTTCTATCATTTCTTTTTTATTTCTTATTCCTAAAAAACTATCCAACTGATGTCCAAATTCATGATCAAGAACAGCTTTTACAGTGTCGCAACCAACAGGATGCCATTTTCCGTTAACTTGCATTTTAAGAGATTCTGTTACTTCTTCATAATTTTTAAAGTGTAAACTATTCATAGTTATTCCTTGATATTTTGCCCTTATCATATTTACAGGATCTTTATTATCTTTATCTATGAATAATGAAACTGCCATTGCATTTTTGTTTACAATAATCTTATACTCTCTTTTGGTATATTCTAAAGAATCTGTAATAGCCTCTTTTATTGAACTTACTTCTTTAAATTCATTTATACTCCTATTTTGATTATTTGTCAATGCTTCTTTCTCGTTGCTTTCAATATCTTTTTCACGAATTTCTTCTCTATCTTGCTTGATTAAACTTTCATAATCAATAATTGGTATTGTTGTACTTCGGCATCGTGAATGCATTGGAGGATAATTAAGTCCAACTACAATCTTTTTAATCTTAAATACTTCATCATGTAACTCTGAATAAATTTGACTAGTCCTACACTGTCTAATGTAGCACTAAATTTATATTTTTCTATGCCAGCTTCTTTGTATCCATCTAGTGTAGCTTGATTTAAAGTATAATTAGTTTAAATAACAAAATTAAGTCAATAAAAAGAACAGCATTTGGATATTCAAATTTTAGCAATTTTAAAAAGTGCATATTAATTCAAGCAGATATTATATCAATTAGTGCTTAATTTTTTTAATTCAATAAAGTGATTTTATTAAACAAAAAAGAGAATCTTTAAGTTTTTATCCTCAAAAATTCTCTTAATGATATTAATTGTAAGTCTAAACTTTTTTATCAACACT